TGACGGTGCTCTAGATGCGGCCGGTGTTGATAGTCCAATATCACCAGCGCCAGCAGAACCAGTTGCGTAATAAATACAGCAACAAGGAGACTACAGTGTTACTCAAAGATTTTGTTACTGAAGACGATAACCCAAGGCATGATAATGCTGAGGATTCAAGTCGTGCTGAAAAGCCCGACACTCGTAAAACTAGACTTACCATTGAGCAAATTTCTAGACTTCGCAAACTTAGCGATGTAAAAACATCCGAGTACCAAGATAGCCTTGGCGATATTAAAAATCAATTTGGAGCACCTGCTGCAGACGTTGTTTAATATCTAAAAAATCCCCCTAAATTCCCAAGATTTATCCTTTTGGGGCAAAAAAGCCCTGTTCACCACTACATATAAACTATGTAGTTAAATAGATTATAATGCCTTAAGCATATACAAGGAGTCTAAGCATGTCCGACAAATTTAATGAATTAATTGAGCTTATCATCTCTGAAGAGAATGACCAAGCTAAAGAACTTTTTCACGAGATCATCGTGGACAAGTCCAGAAGTATTTACGAATCACTAATTGACGAAGAAGAAGTAGTTGATGAAGACGAAGAAGTAGTAGAAGAAGAAACAGACGAAGAAATTGACGAGAGTGATTTCGACGAAGAACTTGGTGGCGATGCTGCTGAGGAAATGATTGACGATATTTCAGCAGACGAAGAAGGTCTTGCTCTTGAAGCCGACGAAGACGGCGAAGAAATGGAAGATCGTGTTGTTGATCTCGAAGACGCACTTGACGAACTCAAAGCAGAATTTGAAAAGCTAATGGGTGACGACGAAGGTGAAGAAGAGATGGACATGGGACCAGAAATGGACATGGACGCTGAAGAAGAGCCAGAAATGGACATGGACGCTGAAGAAGAAATGGAAGAAGAAATGGACGAAACTTTTGTACGTGAGTACACTGAAAAAGTTGCTCATCCATCTAATTCCGAAGAAGGCGATAAAGCTTCAGGACCAGTGGGAAATGCAAAATCTAAGCCACATAACGGCGAAGCTAAAGCAGCTATGTCTCCAGGAACTCCTGAAACAGGCATGACACCACCAAAAGCAGCAAAGCAAACTAAAGTTGCTGGTAACGTCGACGCTAAACAGAGCGCAGTGTAAGATAGGAATCGTATATGAACTATCTTAGAGAAACCCTTACATTCGATCAAGCGGGAATCGTAACAGAGTCTGCCAACGATGGTAAGGATCTCTATATGAAAGGCATTTGTATTCAGGGCGGGGTAAAAAACGCAAACGAGCGTGTTTACCCTGTTACTGAGATCTCCAATGCCGTCAAGCAACTCAATGATCAAGTTTCAACCGGCAACAGTGTGCTAGGTGAAGTTGATCACCCAGATGATTTAAAGATTAATTTAGATCGAGTTAGCCACATGATAGAAAGCATGTGGATGGACGGGCCTAACGGCTTTGGAAAATTAAAGATACTACCCACGCCAATGGGTCAATTAGTTAAGACTATGTTGGAAAGTGGAGTTAAACTGGGCGTTAGCAGTAGAGGCAGTGGCGAAGTCAATGAATCTACAGGTAACGTTGCCGGTTTCGAGATTGTCACAGTAGATGTTGTGGCACAACCAAGTGCTCCAAACGCATATCCTAAAGCAATTTATGAAGGATTGCTTAATATGCGCAATGGGCACACTGTACTTGAAATGGCCAAAGAAGCAAGTGGCAATGCTAAAGTACAAAAATACTTGAAGGACGAAGTAATGCGTCTTATCAAGGATCTTAAGATCTAGGAGACCAAAATGCTAGATGCTATCAAACCATTATTGGATAGTGACCTGATCAACGAAGAAACCCGTACTCAAATTGAAGAGGCATGGGAATCTAAGTTAGTTGAATCTAAAGAGCAGGTCAGAGTAGAACTCCGTGAGGAATTTGCTCAACGCTATGAGCATGATAAATCCGTAATGGTCGAAGCTTTAGATCGAATGGTTACAGAGAACTTAACAACTGAGTTAGCTGAATTTGCAGAAGAGAAGAAACAACTTTCAGAAGACCGTGCAAAATTTGTCGGTAAAATGAAGGGTGTTACAGAAACTTTTGATAAGTTCTTAGTCAAGCAGTTAGCAGAAGAGATAAATGAACTCAATGCTGACAGACAAGCTCAAACAGAGCATGTTGCAAAATTAGAAGAATTCATTACAGCCCAATTAGCAGAAGAAATTTCAGATTTCCAACAAGATCGTCAAGATGTTGTTGAAACTAAAGTTCGTCTCGTTAAGGAAGCACGTAGTCAATTTAAAACACTCAAGCAGAAGTTTGTTGAAACTTCCGCAACACTTGTTAAAGAATCCGTAGCTAAACATTTAAAAGCTGAGATCACTCAATTACGCGAGGATATCGGTACAGCCAAAGAAAATAACTTTGGACGTAAAGTTTTTGAATCAATTGCAGCAGAATTTAGTGCAAGTTATCTTAACGAAAATCAAGAAATCAAAGACCTTAAAAAGTCTTTGGAGTCAAAAGATGCTGAACTAACCGAAGCACAAGTTGCAATTGTAAAGAAAGATCAACTTGTTGAGAGCAAGGTAAAAGAAATTAACATGATTACTGAAACGACACAACGTAAAGAAGTCATGAACAATTTGTTAAAGCCACTCAATAAAGACAAAGGCGCAGTAATGCGCGACCTTCTAGAGAGCGTTCAAACCAGCAAACTACAAGCTGCATACGATCGTTATCTTCCAGTAGTACTAGACGGCAAATCCACACCAAAAGCTGAAAAGCAGATGGTTGCAGAAAGTCGTAAAGTAGTTACAGGTGACAAAGAAGTAAAACACCAAAGTACTAAGTCCGATGACACTAATGTTATTGAACTTCGTAAATTGGCAGGCTTAAAATAAACGTATCTAGGAGACAATAAAATGTCAGACGTACTATTAGAAGGCCGTTGGGGCGCAACAAAAGATGCTCTTCTAGAAGGTCTAGAAGGCAACCGCCGCAGCGCAATGAGCGTTGTTTTAGAAAACACACGCAGCTACCTATCAGAAGCAGCAACATCCGGTGCTACCACTTCTGGTAACATGGCAACACTAAACAGAGTAATTTTACCTGTTATCCGTCGTGTTATGCCAACAGTTATCGCCAACGAAATTGTTGGTGTTCAACCAATGCAGGGCCCAGTTAGCCAGATTCACACACTACGTGTTCGTTATGCAGAAGCAGCAGACTCTACAGCGAGTTCGCCGTTTGATACAGACGTACTAGCAGGTGATGAAGCACTTAGCCCATTTAAGATTGCTACAGCATATTCCGGTAGTTTAACTACTGGTAAAGCTGAAACCACAGCAGGCAAAGAAGGCGGCGGAGGAAAGAAAATTTCCATCCAAATCCTTAAGCAGCCAGTTGAAGCAAAAACACGTAAGCTACAAGCTCGTTGGACATTTGAAGCCGCTCAAGACGCACAGTCTATGCACGGTATCGATGTTGAAGCAGAAATCATGGCCGCTTTGGCTCAAGAGATTACTGCTGAAATCGACCAAGAGGTTCTTGGTTCCCTACGTTCACTCGCAGCAACAGAAGAAACTTTCAACCAGGCAACAGTGTCTGGTACAGCGACTTATGTTGGTGATGAGCATGCAGCACTTTCAGTGTTAATTAACCGTACAGCAAATAAAATTGCTCAGCGCACACGTCGTGGCGCTGGTAACTGGTCAGTTGTTAGCCCTGAGGCACTTACAGTTCTTCAGTCCGCTTCAACTAGCGCATTTGCACGTACAACAGAAGGTACTTTTGAAGCACCAACAAACACTAAGTTCGTTGGTACACTCAATGGCGCTATGAAGATTTATGTAGATTCATACGCTGCTGATTCAACAGCAGTACTAGTTGGTTACAAAGGTTCAAGCGAAACTGATGCAGCGGCATTTTATTGCCCATACATCCCACTAATGAGCAGTGGAACAGTACTTGATCCGTCGACTTTCGAGCCAGTAGTTAGCTTCATGACCCGTTATGGTTATGTAGAGCTATCCAACACAGCGTCATCTCTTGGTAACGCCGGTGATTACTTGGGCGAAGTTGCAATGTCAAATATTACATTTAGCTAATATCTGATATTTGTTAAGGCATTAAGGGGTGGGAATTAATTTTCCCACCCTTTTTGTTGACTAATAAGTATTATTATGCATATATCCGCTAGACGCCCTTGGGACGATGATTTTTACAAAATACTAAAAAATACAATTCCCCACTTGCCTACTAAAAATATATTTTACTATAACCATGGTGGCAATGATATAGACGGAAATAAGGATATATTATTTTTTAAAGATTCCTTAACAGTTATATTCAGTTTAGATGTAACACATTATAAAACTAGGCAACGTATTATTAATGAACTGGAATCATGTAATGCTAAACTTTGGTGGATAGGCACTGAGCCAAATGCGTTTAATCATCCATCTATTGAAGTTATATGGTGGGGATCAGAATTTATGCTACAAGCTGATCAATACTTAAAATTAGATGATATTGATAAATCTCCTAACGAAAATAGTAATCATTGGATATCTTTAACACTTGGTCCTAGACACAGTAGGGTATATACAGCGGCATGTCTTATGCACTATGGTAATTTAGAGCGAGGCGAGATGCGAATTAAAACACACTTAGCGCAAGAGTTTAATACATTATCAATGCTAGTAAAAAATGGATGCCATTGGCCTACTCCGCCTGATATAAAACTTGAACCAACTTATAAACGATTGCTTAGTCAGCCCTGGTGGGGCAGTCAGTTCTTTAGATGGAATACTTATAATAAGTTAGGACATTGTAATAACGCACTTAATTTTGATCATTATCTACGTAGCCTTTATTCTACTACAATGGTAGAAGTAGTTAATGAAACGTCTATTGCTGACGAGGAAACAGGAAATCCAGCGCCAGTGTTTATAACAGAGAAGTTTGCGAATAGTGTTCATGCTTTGCATTTTCCTATTATGTGTAGTTCCGCAGGAACAGTAGAGTTCTTAGAAAGTCTAGGATTTGACATGTTTAGAGATACTGTTGATCATAGTTATGATATTGTTACTGACCCCACAATGCGTATACACCAAGCTATACGAGACAATGCAATGTTGCTTAATGAATATAATACAGTGTATAATCTATGGAATAACAATTTACCAAGACTTATTGCAAATCGTGATCACTTGCGTAACATGCTATCTACGTTTACAGAAATAAATCTAAACACTGTTATAAACAAAATAAATAATATTTTATAAGATTATGTCTGAATTTGCATTTATATTAGGTAACGGAAAAACTAGGTTAGATGTAACTCCTAGTGACTTGTCTGCATGTGGAAAAATATATGCTTGTAATCGAATATATAATGAATTTACACCAGATGTATTAGTAAGTACTGATACCGCGATGGCACGTGAGATACAAGAGTCAGGATATTCAGAGAATAACTTGCATTATACTAGAGAAAGTAATATTATACGTGGAAGCGGTGCTAGAGCATTAATGCCCGATTATACTGGGTTTAGCAGTGGACCGAATGCAATAGCACTTGCGGCCGCAGAGGGGGTTCCATATATATTCTTAATTGGATTTGACTTAGTAAGTGAAACAACTCTAATTAATAACATATATTCTGGTACTGCAAACTATGCTACTTCAGATGCATTATCAACTAGTTCAGATAATTGGGTAAATCAGATATATGAAATTGCTGAAAAGTATAAAAATCAAAGATTTATACATGTTAATCCACTTATTGGGTATACCCCTGAAAGCTGGGAAACATTGGCTAACTTTGAAGCAATGGATCTAACGGGCTTTAGATCTATGCTAAATATATAAAACACAGTTTAATGGATTAACTTATGAGCAAAACAGAACGAATAACCGGAGACTTAACGATAGATCCCACTGGTAATTTTAAGGTATCAGCGCCAATAGTTGCTCAAAGCCTTACAACTACCCAACGTAACAATTTAACAGGTGTAAATGGAATGATTATTTATAATTCCACACTCAGCAAACTCCAAGCCTATGCTGGCGGTGCTTGGGTAAGCCTACATTAATTTACTGGGATATGTTTATATTCACTAGTAGTAACTGAGTTTAATATTATTTTTCCGTCACGGAACACTTGAATATCTATATCCTGATTAGGTTTTACGCCATCCATACTTTTTCCTATGTGTCTAGGAAACACAATATCAACACCGTTAACTTTTTCTATAATATCACCAGTTTTAAATCCAGCTTTATCCATGGGACCATTTTGTTCTATAGCTTTAATTACTACTCGACCGACGTCAGGATCCACTCCAAACGCCATTCCGATTTTCCCTCTGCGTATTTTTCCAGTTAAAATTAGTTCTTTAACTATTCCAGCCGCACCGTTACTGGCAACACTAAAATTAATACCAATACTGCCGCCGCCATTAGCAGCAAATATAAACGCATTTACCCCAACAACTTTTCCTTTTGTATTAAACATAGGTCCGCCGCTATTGCCTTGGTTAATACTAACGTCTGACTGTATAACTTCTTGCCAAGTATTCATTGAACGTTTCTTTGTAGCACTAATAATGCCCTGTGTTACTGTCCATTCTTGTCCCATTGGATGACCAATAGCAAAAATTTCTTGTCCAGGCACAGCCTTGTCGCTGTCAGCCCAAGACAATGCAGGAACAGATTTTAGTTTTCTCTGACCTAAAGTAGTAGTCATTTCTAAAACAGCAATGTCACTAATTTTGTCAGTGCCAACAACTTTAGCAGAATGTCTTTTTGG